ACTTACAGGTATATCGCCGCTAGGTACAGTAGCTTCTTTTGGCTTAAAGGTCGGTCTTTGTGGTATTCTATTAGGCCGAGCAGCACGACGTTGACTGGTAAATGACTGTTCTGCACTTGCGGCCGGAGCAGTTACTGGCGTTGTTGAGGTCTCTACAGCCGGAGTGGGGGAAATAGGGGCAATAGGGGCAGCCTCTATAGGTTCTTGAGTCAATGAAGCAGCTGGAGCTGGTGGTGTAACCGGGGCAGCTGGAGCTGGTGGTGTAACCGGGGCAGCTGGAGCTGGTGGTGTAACCGGGGCAGCTGGAGCTGGTGGTGTAACCGGGGCAGCTGGAGCTGGTGGTGTAACCGGGGCAGCTGGAGCTGGTGCCGCTGCAGGTCCTGCAGATATTTCTTGTTCAGAGCTCTTTTCGTTTAACCCTAAAAAGTTTGAAACTTTATCTATTATAAACTCTGGTACAAAAGGTAATTTTTTAAGAAAATTTAAAGTACCCTTCATTATGTCTTTAAACTTGTCAGAAAGATATTTGGTTAAACGAGACAATAAACTACCACCAGAGCTTTTAGGGACATTTACAGCTTTTGTAGGGTCTTCTTCGGCTCCTTTTTCGCCACCAAATAAATCTGTTACCAAGCCAATCCCGCTAGCAAGTAATGACACTACCGTGCCTACACCTGGAAAAAAACCAGCAACCCCAGCGACTACATCTAATAAGCCTTTAAATATATTACCAGATTTAAAATTAGTAAACGCGCTAGCAAAAGAAAACAAACTACCTATTACTGGCAAAAATTTTAATTTAGATAGAACTTTAGGTGCAAACTTTACTACTGCTTGAGTTAAAATTGAAAATATGCTGCCTTCTTTATTACCCTCTCCCTTTTTAGCGTCTTCAGTTTGACCAGTTAAATCTCTTGCAGCATTAATAAACCCTAAACCAATAGATATAGCAGTACCTACCCCGGGTACTAAATTTGCAATACCAGAAGCTAGATCTATTATACCGCCTACAAAATCCCCTTCTTTTATCCGGCTAATTGCTGACCCAAAATCAATTATAGTTCCTATAACAGGAAGTTTTCTAGCTATAGGCTTTATAAACTTAATTAAAGAAGGAAATAATTTTGCAGCTTCTAAAGCTAGCTTTTTACCAAAAATAGTAGTACCAAGTTTACCAAACTCTTTCATAAGACCTTTGAAGGGTCCGTCATTAAACCAACTACCAACTGCTAATGCTAAAGCACCGGCTAATCCACCTGCTAAAGGTAATAATTTACTACCAAATACTTTTGAAAATAAACTACTTGCACCGGATTCGTCCCCGCCAGACTGAGTTACAGCTTGAGTAGCTTCACTCTTACCTTTTGCACTGACACTAAGGGTTTTAAATATTTTTTCTAACTCTTCTAGAGCTTTCGAGTCTATTTGCTTTATTATTACTGGCTGCGGTTTTTCTTCTTTTAGAGCCGCCTCTGCTTCTTGACCGGTTGTATCTTCTTTAGGAACATTAGTAACTTCTTGATTAACTTTTGCAAGTTCATCTATTTTATTATATATTTTAGATAAAAAACTTGTTTGTTGTTTATTCTCGTCAACTAAAGCTTTTAAAGCAGCTGTAAAATTAGCTGGTATTTGTAGTTTTGCAGGTTTAGCTTCCTTTTCTCTGCTTTCTTTTGTAGCACGTACAATAGCAGCTAGCTCCGGTTTACTAATGGATTCCTTTGGTTCCGGAGTAGTATTAGGGTTTGCATCCTCAGCCATATCGAATACTTAGGTATGCAACGTAGTTTCAAGTATTAACTTATCGAAAACATACTTGCATCTATAGTAATATCTAAAGCTTTAGTGTTACCATTTTCATCAATTCCTTCAAAGCGAGTAACTTGGCGTTGAACTTCAGCAACATTTTCAAGATATGTTATTATACCCTTTACTATAGAAGCTGGCAGTTTTTCTAATACTGCGTATTTTTTATTAAACGAGAGGGAACTATAATTAATATTTTGAGGTTTATTATCTATTACAACACTTATTTCTTTAATAAATTTAGAAACCTCTCCCATAAAAGCCTCGCCTAGGGATTCATTAATGGTAGTGTCTTCGGTTCTTTTTTCTCTTATTTCTTTTTCTAACTGATATTGTTCAAATAATGTAGGTGCCCCAACTTTAATAATAAAACTATCAAGCGTAAAAGTAGTAAGCTCTGGTATGTTTATTTTTTGTACTTGTTCCTTAAAAGTAGTTAAATTAATTTTATAATCAACACCGTCTTGCTGTAAACTATATTCTGAACCGTAACTATTAATACGGTACTGTAGCATTATAGACAAACTATCGATCGTAGTAAGCTGTTTAAGTATTTCTTTTTCGGTACAGTTTTCTGTAATAATATTGAAGGCAGCAATTACGAATCGAGTCTGAAAAATAGGATTATCTACCGCAGCTTTTAAAATAAGTTTTTGCTGGCCGGTGGTAATACTTTTAAATTTTACTTCTCTTTTTAAACTAGGCACATACAAAAAAACAGTATTTTCTTTATTAATAGTATCCAGAACTGAAAGTACATTATTGATATCGTTCATAAAAAGACTTAGGTTACAAACTATACTTGTCAACTATTCATCCAGATTAAATTGAGACCCTGCAAAGCTGCCTATATTATTTGAAGCTGGTGTAGGGTTAGAAGATTGTTGGTTTTCTTGCAAATATAAGGACCAATAAAGATACAGTTCCGCCGGAGCTAGTTTATCTAAATAATCTCCCTGAAAGTTTAATTTTGAAATTAAATTATAAACAAGTTTATAAAAATTATTTAAATCATCTGTAAAAAGTAATTTATTAACATGAAGTAGTATACCAATATCGGTTGAAAGTGGTATATCTACTGCTGGAATTTTACTGTATGGGGATTCTATAAACAGTAGTTTATTTTGAGTTAAAGTTAACTCAGTATCGTAAAGTTTTTTAATAATTTTATTATTAATTTCCGCCGGTAAATTTTCTATTAGTTTACACCGTTCCTCGAATTCAATTTGATTAAATTTTAAGATTTTATCTTTAATTGTTATTTGGTCTACACTAGATGCTAATTGATAGATGTATAGAACTTCTGCATTATCTGTTAAAAAGTATTTTTCATCTTTTGCTTTAACTATAGAATGAGCAACTTCTATGTTTCCGTACGTAGTAGTATTACTGTACTGTATTTCGCTAAGCTTATCAAAAACAGTATCAAGTTTAATTGTATATTGAAATTCCTTTTCTGTTTCTTTACAAACGGCATTAACTTTTAAATCCGGATTAACACTTACAGCTCGAGCATTTACTAATAATATAAGCTTGTCTACAACATTAAGTCCTTCTTGAAGTATCCCTGGTACTATTTGTTCTACTACGTAATTTGAATGCTGTATAAACGAAGAACTGTCGTTGTTATAAAGGGATTTAACTAAATCTCTATAGTCCTTTGAATTTATTTCTTTTGCCCAGACTAGCTTATTAAATCCAGGTAATTTTACGCTGTAAGTAAACCCCATTCAAGCTACTTACTAGTATATAAAAAACCTCTACTTATACCCTTGGAAGTCTTATACCTGGTATTCCAGGTAAAGAGGTGTTAGAAGGTATTAGACTACCGGTAGAAGTAAAACTTGGTAAAGTATTAGTAGCTGCCCGTAAATTTTTAGTTATATTAGCAATTAATGCAGCGATCGCGGTATTAGTCTGTATTAGTCTCTTCACTACTAGTACCAGTTTGTATTGTATAGTAATTATACACCCATTCAGTAGCTACTATTTTAGTATCAGCCCGGCCCCAGGTAAGAGATTCTGCATCAAAAGATATTGGCGCGCACTCAAAAAAAGTATATACTTTACGCTGTACTTCTCTCTTGTCGGTACGACTATTATACATAGCTACTTTTATATTAGTTTTAACATTATAAGGTGAACTACGATCTCGTGCAAATAAGCCGTAATGAGAAACTGCTACAACCCAGGGTCTTAATACTGAATCAATAAATGAGTCAGTAGTTTCAAGAAAAGTAGCTTTAAGCGGTCCTTTGCTTGCACGAGACGTGCTTACTACCCCTGAAAGAATACCACCTGCTAAATCTGCAAATTCTTCTACTAAACCCACTCTTTTAGAACCAATAGATTCATTAGGTAAAGTAACACCGTTTACAAAAAAACATTTACCGTTATAGGCCTGGCTTAATACTTGAGCTGTTAATTTATCTCCTGTTTCAGATACAGCCCATTTGTTAGGTTCAAATTGACTTATTTGAGAGTCTGTAAATGATTGAAGCCCTAGGGGAAATTCCTCAATAAAAACAATAAAGTTTGAATTTATTGGAATACTTGTGCTCGGATCGGTAAGAAACTGCTGAAATAATGCTAGATCAGATTCAGGGGAATCAGCATTAGCTTTAGGCCCGAGTAATTGCATATATTAACGTCTAGGGCCAAATATACCACCGATTTGACCGAGTATAGATCCAATTCGACCAATAGTGCCACCTACACCGGAAATTACACCGCCTATACCACGCACTGTTTCTCCTGTAGTTCTAATACCACGAGCAACACCTTGACCGCCGCCTAAATCTTCTGCAACCCAATATTGATATGCTATATTAGCAGTTACTTCTTGTATGGCCCCGCCCCCGGTAGTATTAAACGAAATAGGTCCAACGTTGCTTACAAAACACCCTAGTAATTCATAAGAACGTATCGGGTTTAATTTATCATCTAATAAAGCAACTACAATTTTTGATTGTTGTAAACTACGTGGCTCCATGTTGCCTGTAGAGGATTCTTGATCAAAAGTATCTCCCATAGAATACTCTAGTAATTTTCTGAGATTGTAATCTTGGGTGCAATAAAATGCAACAGCCCAATTAGTAGTACCATCAAACTGAACCGCGCCGGGAACGTTAAAATTTAACCCCATAAAAGGGGCAGTCTGCACAGAAATACTTTTTCCTGGTAATTGAGCTGTCTTTAAAAATACTAAATCTTCATCTCTAATTTGATCTATACCATTGACAATAAAGCTGGTTATTCTTAATTGAAAATCTCTCGCAAAGTTGCGAGTACTGGCTTGTTGATAAAAATCCTGAATTGTTTGATTGATTGCCATGTTTTTATATACTTATTGCTAACTATATAGAATTATCTGAAATAACGTATTGAAAGGCTATATTGACGTTACAAGTCGCTAGCTCTCCAGCATTACCTACTGAAAATGCCATTGAACCTATTTGGGTTGGATAGCATCCTATAAGTTTGTAGTTTCTTGTTTCTCTTAAAAACCCGTCTAACAAAATAAACTCTATATCTGAAAGAGCTGTAGTGTTAATATGTTTATGTTCGTCAAAAGTTTTACGGCTCCAAGATTCAAGTACATCTCTTAAAATATATTCTGAATCGCAATAAAAGTTTATTGACCAACTTGTGCTCTCTGGATAGCTAGAATTCATAGGCACATTAAAATCAAAAGCTTTAAAACTTATCGGAGCATAAGTAATACTGCGGGAAGGTATAGTGCCCCCTTGTGCAAAAAGTAATAAATCACTCTCTTCTCCGTTAAACACTCCTGTAATGTTTTTAATACGAAAAGTATTAGTACGAGCAAAACCACGTGTTACTGCCGTTTGGTAAAAATCTTTTATTCCAAAACCTTGTAGTTGCGCCATTTATTATACTTAATACCCAAACAATAAAAAAGCCTCACTTTCGGGAGGCTTTATTGCAAACTATGGTTTAACTATTATACGTGTCTCCAGTAATGATAAGCTAGTACAGCAGTAAAGGTAGTAGGAGCCCCTGCACCGGCAGCATCATAACCTTCAATAGCCCCAATAGATTGAAGGTAAACACCAAACAATCTATAAGTGTTAACTACATTTTGCTTATCATCAAGCTGTTCTAATTGAATGACTTTATCTACACCACGAGTTGAAAGATCCCCGGTGCTAGTTGCATCATCAAACACTTTGTTAATTTGCCAATCTTCTAATTTCTTACGAATAATACCCTTAAGGTCATTACGGAACGTAACATTCCAACCTTCAGAGCCTGGATATGTAACAGTACCAGGCGTATTAAAGGCTAGACCCATATAAGGTACGGCTTGATTGGTGATAGAACGATTTGGAAGTTGTTTTGTAGTTATATATACAAAATCATCTTCGTTGAATGTATCTTCCCCAATAGAGGTTACACGCATCATGAAGTCGCGTGAAAAACCTCTGGCTTGGGCTACTCTATAGAAGTCTTGAATTGTTTGTGCCATGTTGTTTAATTACTTAGGTTATTAAGCTTGTAAGAGCTCGTTGAAGTTTTGTGAGGTCTTAGTAGCATAGAAGTTTACTAAGATAAACTCAGCAGTACGTACCGGCTTAATATAAATGTCAACCACCATAGTGTTATCGTCAATTACATTTGCGGTGTTGTTAGTATCGTTGCATACGATAAGATAATCGTAAAGACCTTGAGTATTCTTAGCTAACTCAAAGAGAGGTGCTAAGGTGTTTACTGTACGACTACGTGTGAATGTAGTGTTAGGTTCGAATACGAAATATCTCATTGTACGTAATGTAGCCTTTTCTAGATATAAGAATAGACGGCGTACATTAATACGGTCAAACGCACTTGGAGCTTTTAGTAAGGTCTTTTGTCCGAACACTGTATAGCCTTCGTTAGGGAAGAACACTACAGGGTTTAGAGAGATCTTATAAAGTAGATCGCGTTGTTTTTGCTGCGGATTAACACCTAGGTCGGTTAGACCGTTAATAATACCACGAGTTAGACCTGCAGGTGCAATCCAAGGATATGTAGCAGCGTCACTAGCGGTCATCATTGCTGAAGCATAACCAGAGAACGGTACCCATACACTCTTTGAAGTAAAGAGGTCAGTAATCTTAGCCCAGTTTGCATAAGCTGTAGCATAACTTGTGTTGTATGCGGTATAGCTATTGCGCAGTGGCCAGTAGATGTTTTGTGAGAAGTTCTTTGACTTGTCGTCAAGAGTCTTATAATTTTCCCCAGTTACGAAAATTTGACGTAATGGGTCGGAAATGAATAAGCAATCCTTACGACGATTTCTAGTAAAGCTTTCGAACTGTGCTGTAATAGTATTCCAGTTGTCAAGCAATACGCTTGTTGTTACCGGGCTACCATTTGAAGCAGTAAGAGCGTTCACGTAACTCTGTAGGGTATTGCTTACAACTGTGTCGTCGAATTCTGGCGTACCAGCGGCGACTGTGGTTGCAGCGATTGTTGAAAGACCACCATCTACTACTAGATCGATGTCAACTACGTCGGTATTTTCTGCTAAGTTAAGAACGTAGTCAAGCTTTGTGCTTACTGTACCAATAACTTTGTTTTGATTGGTTGGTAAAGTTTCTGCATACGTACCGACTGCATATAAGTTATTAGCTGGCTTGAAGGAAGGTACTCTAATTGCAAGATATCCAGAAGCTTGAGTATAGAATGTATAATCAGGATCTGAAACTGTAGAATTAGTAATAGTAGAGATTGTTGTATCTTTAAAGACTCTTACTCTCTTAGTAGAATTACCATTTGCATCGAGCCATACAGTTGATTGAGAAATATTTGGATTTACCAATACCTGCAGGTTGTTTGAATTGTCGTTTACAGATGTCTGTAAGAAGAACGAAATTGGCTGACCACCTAGTTGATCTTGTACAGTGCGTTGACTATAGAGAGAACCGGTATAACCTTCTTGTAGAACGTACTGTAAAGTTGTAGTGGTTGGTGAGAATGGGGAAGGACGTACACGGAAGAGCGATAAAATTAATGTATCGCTATAACCTGATGCAGCAATATTAAATGTTGGAAGATCTTCAACATCTTTAGATAAGCTGTTGATACCTGCTGTATATGCTGCGCTTAATGAGAAACCAATACGTGTATCAGGTACAAATGTATAGCCTTGATTAGAAGCTAAAGCATTATCTGAGAAGTAACTTGAACCTACAGTCCAGATATGACCTGCATCATCATAATCAGTTGCAGGGTTGTTACTATAACTATCACCAATGTTGAGGTAGTAACCTTCAAACTTTTCGTTAATAGTAGTTTTAGCTTCGTTAAGTACGATTATACCCGCGGCGCTAAGAGAATTTAAAGCACCGTTACCAGAAACAATAAAGCTACTTAAACCCACATTACCTGTTGTTGCTTTCCAGGTAAAATTGCCTTGAGCAATACTTTGATACTGGGTTTCGGTAAGTTTAACTAGAGCAGGTTCGCCGAAATAGTAACCTTGTGCAGAGCTCAATGGAATAGTGCCTGCTAACATTTGAGCGGTACTGTATGTTGATGTATCTGTAGGAATTGCGATTACTGGATAAGCAAGAGCGCTATATTCACTAGCAGTGCCTTCTCCGCTGCCAGTACCATATGGTAGACGAGCAACTTTTACAGTAGGATTACCGCCATTGGTAAGTAGCTGTCTTACTGTATAGTAAAAGTAACGTTCAGCTGCATTAGTTGGGGTACCGTAGATTTGTTCGAAGTCTGAAAGAGAGTTGAGCTCAACGATTTCGTAAGTAGGACCCTGTGGAGCAAAGCCTGTGACGAGCACGTTTGTGCCAACTGGAGTGACTGCTCTTGTAGATAGATCGATTTCGCGA